CCGCCAACCCGTCCAGCATTTCCCGCAGCGCCTCGCTGTCCGTCTCGATCAGCGCGTACAGGTCCGCGAACTTCTCTTCGTCCATTTCCGCCATATCGCCCAACGGGTCAAACGTGGCTAGCACCTTGGCCGCTTCATCTTCGTCCAGGTCCACCACGAGCACGGGTACTTCCTGGTCTGGCGTCGTCTCGGCCCGTAAATGCCCATCCACCAACTCCAGGCTGCCGTCTGGCAGCGTCCGGGCCAAGAGGGCGTCAACGTAGCCGACCTCTGCCAGGATGCCGCGTAGGGCGTTCTGCTGGGCTTCTGGATGCTTACGCCAGTTGCGGGGGTTTGGCCTTAGCTCGGAAGCCTTAACCATGCGAAAGTCGGTAATGCGGTTGCGGATGTTCATTGCTCAGCGTCTTCCTCGGGCTCTTCCCCGTCGCCTCCGTCGCCTCCGTCGCCCTCTTCGCCCCCCGTTGCAACCGCCGGCGGAACGGGAGGAACCACCGGCGGGGCCACGGGTTCGGGTTCCGGCTCTGCGTCCGGTTCCTCAATGGGCTCAATGATGGCGGCAATCTGCGCGGGGCCAAGCATCGGGAAGCTGGCGGCCAAGAGGGCAACGGCCGTCTGCTTCGGCAGCGTGCCATCGGCAACCGCCTGGGCAATCTGCAACATGGCCTGTATCTGCCCGCCGTTTAGCCCCAGCTTCTGCACGTCGGTATCTTCGCCGGCGCCGCCCTCTGCGGGCACGCCTGCGCCTGCGTCGGGCGTTGCATCGTCGGCACCGGGTGCGCCGAAGAATCCCGTCTCGGCCTCTTCCTCCGCCTCGATCCGCTCGGACTCCGCCGCGTGGTCAAGGCCGTGCCGACCGGCAAGCGTCTGCTTGCTCATCACGCGGGCGGTCACAAGGAACTGATCGGCTTGAGCGTCCTTTAACCGGTCGCGCGTGCGAACGCTCGGCCCGTCCGCGTCGATCTCCACGAGGTCGAGCGTGTTGGCTGGCAGCCTGCCGCGCTCCACCTGGAGGCGAATCTCGTCTTCGAGCAGTTCGATGTCGGCCCAGATCGTGGACGTTTGCAGCCGCTCAAACATCTTGACCGCCGGGCCTTCCGCAACCATCGTGCTGCTGTAGTTGGCGTTGCTCGCGTCACTGGTCAGCATGAACTCCGGCATGACAAGCCGGGACGCAACGGCGCGCAGCTCCGCCTGGATGGCCTCCACGTACTTGGTCACGTCGATGCCGTTAGCCGGGAAGTCATAATCCACGCCCCCGCCAACGTCCAGGATCGTGCCCGGTCGGTAGTTGCGGTAGGTCTTTTCTTCGCCCGTGACTTGGCTTCTCACCTTCACGTCCGCGTTGTCGGAGACGTACTGCTGAATCGTGGCCTTGGTCGAGGATACGTGCTTGCGGACCATCGCAATGGCCGATTGAATCTCGGAGACGGTCGAGACGTTCCGCAACAGCTTGGCGGCTCGAATCAGGTTCTTGCGCACCGGGTAGAACGTCGGCACGCCACGCGGGACAACGAGGTCCACGTTCGCCTTGCGGTGTTGCACCTCGTTGGGCTCAAGCTGCTCGAACGCCGTCCCGTCGTAGCTCTCGCGCACGTAGTACGCTTCCGGCGTCTCGGCATCGCCTGGGCGGAACTCGATTCCGAAGAGGGCCCGCATTCGACCGGGCGGTGTCGCCACCATTTCGGGCTCGATGTAGCGCACGTCCAAGCCGTCGCGCGTGTCGAACTTGCGCAAGAAGACTTCCCCGTCCCGGTCAAGCCGTCGCATGGACTCTTGCTGCCGAACGTGCCAGCGGTTGCGGCCGATGAAGTTGGCGACCACCTGTTGCACTTGCTCGATCAGGTCTTCCGGCGGTTCCGCACCTGCCTTGGCTACCACCTTGTACGAATGCCCTTCCCCGACCACGTAGCTGATGCGGTTCTCGACCGCGTTCAGGGCAAACTCGTTTGTCAGCACCAGGTGCCGCGACTGGTTGCGAATCTCCGAGAGCTGCGACTCCGACGTGTAGGCCAAGCCGGCCGACCACGTTGGGCCGTAGTTCTGCCCGACCGTCAACCGGCCGTCGAAGTCCATCATTTCCTCGTCGCGTACCAGCCTATCCCACAGGTCCAGGGTCGTTTCGAGGAACCGAGCCTGATGCTCCGCGATACGCAGGTTGACTTCGGCGACGTTTGCCATCGTGCTATTCCCTCGTTTCCCCGCCCACCTCGATCGGCAAGCGAATGGCCATTTCCAGAGCGTCCGGGCCGTCATCGTGATCGGCAAGCGGGAAGTCCCGCAACTGGTCCACAAGCAACAGGCAGCCAGGCGAATCGCTCTTAAACCGCAGTGTCCGGTTTGCTATGTACGTGCCCAATCGCCGGATGCGAACGGTCTTGTTGATGTGGTTGTTTATCATAAAGACCGGATATTGCAAGGCGAATTGCTTTCCGGCCAGCCGCTCGAACTCATGCACGAGCAACTCCTGGAACTGGTTTGCCTCGAATCCCAGGTAGTCCGGCTTGTAGTGGCTGGCAATTCGCAGGGTGTCGGTACAGATACGATGCGGGGGCCTGCGCTCCAAGTCGGCATCGACGTAGACCAGCCCGTTATGCCCCACGCCGATAAACACGATGGCGCTGTAATCACCCTGCTTGTCGCTCTTGCCCTTGGACGGGTCCACCACGATAACCCGCAATGCAAACGACGTGGGCCAATCCTCCGGAGCGCACCATATCCAAGAACCGAAGTGCGAATCGTCCCACTCGGCCCCGCCGCCCTCTGCCGGGTCTTGCTGGTACAGTGCCGCGAACGCCTTGGCGTCTTGCGCCTTCGCCTTCTCCAGTTCCTCAATCGCCATGAACTCCGGCCAGAGCGCTTCCCCGGGCGCGCGCGGGTCGGCCTCGTGGGTCGGCTGGCCGGGTCCGCGAATGGCGGGAAGCGAGAGTACCTCCCACTTGTCGGAGTCGCGGTCGGCCATTTGCCGGAGCAAGCGGCCCGCCAGGTCGTCACGGTGCCAGCGAGTGTGGGTAATCAGGATGCGGGCATCCGTTCCGCGTCGGGTGTAGAAGTCGTTCGCGTACCAGTCCCAAATCTTCTGGCGGTAGCGCGGCGAGTCGGCCTCTTCGCGGCTCTTAAACGGATCGTCGATAATGCCCCAACCAAAGCCCATGCCCGTGATGCCACCGCCAACGCCGGCAGAACGCAGGTAGCCGCGATGGTTGACCACCTCGAAAAGGTCGTTCGTCCGCTTGTACGAGCCCTTGGACGTACCGCGAACATGCTGGGTGTTGAGCGCCGTGCCCGGGAAGATCGCCCTGTAGGGATCGTTGTCGATGATCCGTTGAACGTCGCGGTTCATGGCAAACGCAAGGTCGGCCGTGTGAGAGCAACCGATAATTTTGGCGTCTGGGTCGCGGCCGAGAATGAACGCCGGCAAGCATCGACTGACAAGCTCGCTCTTGCCGTGTTGCGGCGGCATGAAGACCATCAACCGCAGAATCTCGCCGGATACGAAACGGTCAAGCTGTTGGCACAAGAGGTCATGGTGCCAGTTCGCCCGGTACAGGGGGTTCACGTATCGGGCAAACGGTAATAACCGTTGTCTCGCCTTCCTCCGCCAGAGAAGCTCCCGGGCTGCCTGCCTCGGCGATAATTTCAAGCTGCTCATCCGTCAGTTGCACCGCTGCCAATGGGATGGGCCCGCCGTTGGGCCCCGTGTGCTCTTGCCTCGTTGGGGCGTTAAGGCCAAGCAGTTCGCACCGCTTATTAATCACGTCAAGCACTCGCCGGAGGAACACGGAATCGCCCGCCTGTCCCTCGCGCCTCACGGTACGCTCGATGCCGCCCTCCGTCTTCTTGACGCTGATAATTTCGTGGTCCTGTTGCGACTTCCGCCACGCCTTCCAGGCTTCGCGCTCCACCAGAGCTAGGCGGGCCAACTCCTTGCCGACCCAAGCGCCACGGGCCTCGCAGGCGGTTGCCTGCCAATCGGCGTGTATTTTCTTCAGGTCGCGGTTGACGGTTGCAAGCCCGATGCCCAGCCGCTTGGCAATGGCCGGCTGAGTCAAGCCCCGGAGGTACAGTTCCGCGACCTCTCGGGCTCGATCCAGCCGCGCTAGTGACCTGCTTGCATCGCTGGGCATGGATCAACCAAAGACCATCTCCAGGTACACGGTGTCCCCGGCCGTGCCCGCGATGTCGATGTAGCGCGCGGCTGCGCCCACGTCGGGCGCGCCGTCGTTGAACTCCATCGTCAGAAGCCCGCCGGCCGGAACCGTCACGCCGTTGCCGCCGCCGAACAGGTCGTAGCCGTTCGACAGCGCCGGCTCAATCGACACGTCGCCCGCGTTGTCCGGGTCGCCGGTCAGTCGGAGCACTTGCAGCTTAAGCCCGACCGCCGAGAAGTTATCTTGCAGGCCCTCCAAGTCCATGAGGTCAATCTGCTCTTCGCCGGACGGGTCGCCGGAGATTGCGGCCGACAGGTCGAGCTGTACGGCCCTCGTTACGGGCGGCGTCGTGGATGCGGTCAACCGCGTTGCTGCGCGGTCGAAACCGGCGCTTTGCACCGTGCCGGAAAACGCGGGAGCGTCGTCAAGCGTCTCGGTCACGGTGAGCGTGTTGCGAATACGGACCTCGGATACTACGGCTTCTTTTGCCATGGGTGGCCTCTTGGCTTCAGGTGTCGAGTAGTGCCCGCTCGACGGGTCGGGCTTCAATGAGCGCGCGGGCTACGGTAATGTGTGCGTAAAACTCTTCGGCCGTTGCCGGGTCGGGCCACGGCATCGACATTGCGGTTTCGATGGTCGCGGTAAGCGTCTGCCAGAGCGACCATTCTTCGTCCGTCAGGCGGATCTTGCCGCGTGTCGTGGGCTTGGCTTCAGCTTGGCTCTCCCACGGCATCACGAGCCAGCCGCGTTTTCGGTCGGTCGCGGTCTGGTCGAAGAGTGCTCGGACTTCCTTGCCGGGGAATAGCTCCTTGAGCGAAGCCATCTCGTCCGGGTTGCGAATCACGTCAACGAGGATGACACTGGCCTCTTCCGGGTCTTGCACGTTCGTAGCGGCCGCAAGGAACCCGGCCGCAATCATGCCCCCCGGCGGAATGCCGTAGACCACGTTTTCCGGCCGGTCAACGAGCGCGAGCCTCATGGTTACGTCTGCCCATTCGCAGAGCGTAACGTCCTGGTCGTGTTCGGAGTCGGATAGGGTTTTCATTGCGGCTCGTCGCTCCGCGCAAGGGGGCCGTACACGCGGCACTCGATCCGGTCGAGGCGTTGCTCAGCCGAGTCCATGCGTGCCGCCATGGTTCCGGCCCAGAACACGGCAGCGCCGGTCTGTACTGCCACGGCGAGCAGGATAGCCAAAATGCCGCCCCACAGGTGCTTGAGGATTCCGTTGCGCTCGGGTGCGGTCATCCTTCGGCCTCCAGCGTTTCAATGCGTTTGGCAAGCCGGTACTTCCGCCGACGTAACCTGTTCAGCCGCCGCTCAATCAAGCGGAGCCGAACGGTCAGAAACCACACTCGCAGCCTGCCTAGGATCGTCATGCGGTCGCTCCGCTGGTTGGTGTTGCGGTTGCAGGTTTCTTCACGTCGCGGATTACCGCGTCAACCTCGGTATCCTCGGGAGCCGTGATGCGGCCGTGTACGTAGCCGAATCCCATCTTGACCGCCGCCGCGATGGCGAACTTAGCCAGCACGCCGACGATGCCGCGTAGGCCGAAGAAACCCGCCAGTAGAGCAGCGATGCCGCCGGCTGCCCATGCGCCGACCTCGGGGCCGGTGATCGTTGCGCCGGCTCCCGACCAGTCGCCTTGGACGGCGGACCCGGCGGCAGAGCCAAGGGGAGCGAGGGGCAGCGCTTCGACGATGGCGGCTTGGCGTTGCGCGTCATCCCGGTCTGCGTCCCGCTGTTCGAGTCGCTCCACGGCTCCGGCCAGCTTGCCCAACGATTCGCTAATCGGCCCGAGGTCCATGCTCGGAGTAGCCGGGTACGGTGCCGCGGGCGCGGCTTGACCGGCAGAAGGCAGGGTCGGCCAGAGCCCGCCACCGCCGAAGATGCCGCCCTGCTGTTGCTGGGGTTGCTGCTGCTGCGGTTGCGGGCAGCCGCCCGGGCCGCATTGGGCACCGTCTTGCAGGCCGTCAAGGTACTGCCGACGTTGGACGCCGGGCAAAGGCAACTGGTAGCGGAACCGCTCCTGCACGGGCGTTGCCGGATACCATGGCACCTGCACGGCCGTTGCGACTTCCCGTTGCTTGGACGTGCCCCACAATCGATACATGGCCTGCACGGGCGTAGCAATTCCATAGCCTCCGTTGGCGTCCGATCTGGCTCGCACTACACCAACGATGCGACCGCTATCGTCGATCATCGCGGAACCGCTGCGACCGTTTGCCGGCGGCGGGAGGAACGTCAAGCCCATTTGGTCGTAACCGCGAGCGTGCCCTTCCACGCCGGTCGGCCAAGTCCCGTTGGCGCTCCCGACCGTATGCACGGTTGCGCCCGACGGCACAAGATGCTCCGGTGTTGCCAGCGGCACCACGGGCGGAGCAACGCCACCGAGGGCAGCCTCCGGTACGGACACCACCGCAACGTCGCTGTCGGCGTCGTGGTAGACCACCGCGCCTTGCACCGCTCCGCTCTGGTGACCCCGATAAAACCACTCGACCGCCATGACTTGGCTGCTGGCGACGTGCGCGCAGGTCACGAGAAAGACGTGCCCCTGCGAACGCTCAAACGCGGTGCCCGTGCCACGGCCTCCATCCGATGCCGTGAGTCGCGCGGTTGCGGAATGCAAAGCCTCCAGGTCGTTCGCTTGCGCGGAGAAGCACGCAAGCAGAATCACGCAAGCAAGCAGGATTCGGGGCCGCATGGCAGACCTCCGTGTCTGAGTGGGAAAAGCCCGACGCGCCTCGCTTCCCTGCTCGGCGCGCCGGACCCGTCATGGAAGACGCAAGGCACAGTCAAGCACTTTCGCGGAACCGCCGCAAGCCCTGTTTTTTCTCGGGGCGGGAATCGCTATCCGGCATCGGGCGTTCGAGGCGGGCGAGCACGTCTTGCAGTTCGCGCTTTTCAAGGGGCCCCGACGCGAGGAAGATGGCCGTGTAGCGGATGAAGTCCCCGCACGTTCCAGCGAGGTCAAGGGCCTCGACCGTAACGAGCGTACCGCACGATTGACGCAAGCGGGCACGCTCGATGGCGGTTAGTTCGACCAGCTCATCAGGCGTTGGTGCCCCGTCGCGGATGGCGCTGCGACGGTCAAGCTCCTTGCGTAGCTCGGCTATCGAGAGCGTTGCCAGGTCCGGGCCCTTGGGTTTGCGCGGCCGCCTGGTCGGCTTCCGTGCCTTCGGTTGTGGCTTGCGTTTTGCGGCCATTGTCCGTTTCCGGGGCCATGGGTTTTCGGGGGATTAGATCAGTTCCATTTGCCACTCGGCAACCATCTGCGAAACGCTCAGCTCGATCCTGCCCGGTGGCGCCGGCTCGCGCATCTTGCGCAGGTAAAGCTCTTCGACTTGCGAATCATCTTCAAACACCCCCGCATGTTGCAGGGCGTCCAGGGGTGCTTTCAGGATGTTGTCGATGTCGCGGCCCCTTCTGTCCGGCGGGTACGCGAACAGACGCAACGACAGCGGCCCCAGCATCATATCCCAATCCGACAGCGAGCGGATGACATGCTGCCGGAACTTCTGGCCCTCGCCGCTGATGTAGTGGCTGATGAACTTGCCTGTCCATCGGCTGCGCCAGTAGTGGTTGATCGACGGCGGCCATGGCAGGGTGAGCTTCGTTCCTTCCTCGCTCGGCACGTTGGCCGGGTCGGCAACCAGCCTGCTTAGCCTCTCGACCTCCGCCTCCAGCCGCGCGACCTCCGCGCGACTGATGGCCAGCATGGTTGCAAGGCTGCTCATACGAAAAGCCTCCCTTGCTCTAGTTCTGCCTCGATACGCTTGCGTGCAATTGCGAAGTACGTTGGGTCTATCTCTATCCCGAGGAAGCGCCGGCCCATGCGGATGCAGGCGATGGCGGTCGTGCCGGAGCCCATGAATGGGTCGAGGATGGTTGCACCGTCAATCGCTCCTGATTGTTCAATCGACCACCGCATCACACCGACCGGCTTCTGCATCGGGTGCCAGCGTCGACCATTGTGTTCGCCTTGCTTTTCGCACGCGATGCCTTTCCATCGGTAGTGAACAATTCTGCAAGCGCCTTTCTTGTTGTGCCAAGCAAAGTCAACGTCACCGAACGAATCCTCTACCTTCATGTCGCATACCTTGTCCCAAGCCAGCCAGCGGCCGCCAGCGGGCAGCCGTGAAGCGTAGTGATTCGCCCCCCACGTCAGGACGTTACCGAATCGCAGCAATGGCGATGGGTCAAAATGAGTATCGTCTCCGATAACGGCTACAGATTTACGGTCGCAAGTGAGTCTGCCCGGCGGCATGGCACCCTTTCCACTATGCACGTACCCAATCCCATACGGCGGGTCCGTCACTACAGCCCCCACGCTCCCCGCCTCCAGCGTCGGCAACACGTCCAGGCAGTCCCCCAGGTACAGTTGCACCCGCCCATCCTCCGTGCTCCATGTTGGCGTCATACCTCATTCTCCCTATTCATTTCCGCACCCCACGCACCCTCACTCCTTGCCGCCGCGCGTGCGGCAATTTCCTCTGATATCCGCACGATGCCGAACTGTGGCACCAAATCATGCCGCTCCGCCCATTCACGAAACAGGCGTTGTACTGCCTCCGTCAGTTCCGCGCACTGCTCTTCAGTGGCATCTAGGCTGCCGTCAGCCCAGTCGCCGCAATAGTCGTCCTGGCAAAGCACGTGCTCAATCAGCAATTCCGCCGACAGGTACGACTCCAGTAGCGGCGCTTCGTACTGCCCGACGAATCGCGCCGTAGGATCAGCCGCAATCGCCTCGTCGCGTGAGGCGGCCCGGCCGCTATAACACTCGTCGTCGTAGCTTGTGCCCCATGTTCCCGCTATCATCTACTCACCCCTTTCTGCCGCTTGTGCGGCCTTGCTTGCCACCTCTTCCAGCAGCCGTCGATTCGCGTCAAGCAGCCGCTCGTTCTGGCTGATCAGTCGCCCGTTCTCCGCGAGCAGGCGTTTCGCTTCGTCGCGCCACAGCTTGGCGGACTCGCGGTAGACGGTCGATTCTTCCGCTACGTTTTTCATGACTAGAATCCTCCAAAGGCTGGTACTTGCGGTCCCGTGAACCGCGTTCGTTCGGGCTCCCAGAAGAGCCGTAGCTTCGTCAATTCGCCGTTCCGGTTCTTCGCTACCTTCAAGAGGGTGTTCCATTCGCCCATTGCCTTGATTTCCTCTTCGTCCTTGCCCTTTTCCTGGCTCTCCTTTTCGTCCTTCGTGGCCGCGTACAGGAACAGGACCATATCGGCGTCTTGCTCGATGCTGCCCGATTCCCGTAAGTGATGCAGTTGGGGCTCCTGGTCCTTCACGGCTTCTCGCGACAGTTGCGTGAGGCACAAGACGGGCACTTCCAGTTCCCGGGCCAGCTCCTTGAGGGCTTTGGACAACTGCCCCACCTGCTCGTGACGCTGGATGCGTCTGTCTGCCGGCGTCAGAAGTTGTAGGTAGTCAATCACGATCAGCCCGAGGTCGCGTTTTGCGAGCCGCCTCGCCCACCTGCGAATCTCCGCGACGGTCATGGAGGGCTTGTCGTGGATGCTCCATTGCAGCCCGGCAAAGGGCTGGGCGGCTTGGCTCAGTGCCGCGATGTGGTGATGCTCAAGTTGGCCGGTGCGAATGAGCTTGCTCGATACGCCGGCCTGCGAGCAGATAACGCGGGTGACCAACTCCACGGCCGACATTTCCAGGCTCACAAAGTACACCCGCCTCCCACGCGATGCCGCCCGGTGGGCAATCTGGCAGGCGAGCGAGGTCTTGCCGATGCCGGGCCTGGCTGCAAGGATGCACAGTTCGCCGCGAAAGAGCCCGCCTATGCGTTCGTCGAAGTCGGGTAGCCCGGTCATCGCGCCCATCTGCCGGCTGGTGGTGTCGGAGGCAAAGCCGGCCATGGCTTCAATCGCCGCGGCGCTGGCTTCGACGGGTGCGCCGCTCGTCGGATCGGCAGACAGCAGCGCGGCCTCCACTTGGTCGGCAATCGCTTCCGGCGTGTCTTCCTCCGCGTAGGATGCTTGCAGGGCTTCGATAGCCGCGTTGACCAGTGCGCGGTAGCGGGCCTTCTGCCGGACGATCCGGGCGTAGTATTCCACGTTCGCGGCGGTCGCGACGGCGCTTGCAATCTCGCCCAACGCGGCATTCCCGCCGGCGGCTTCGAGTCGGCCGCTGGCCTTCAGGCGGCGAGAGACAAGCACGATGTCTACCGGCTCACTCGCTTCGTTCTGGTCTAGGACGGCCTGCCAGATGAGCCGATGGGCGTCGAGGTAAAAGTCAGCCGGGCTCAGAATCGCGGTTACGTCCACGATCCGGCTGGGGTCGATCAGCACGGAGGCGATGACGGCTCGCTCGGCGCTTGTGTCGTGCGATGGGGTCCGGTCGAGAAGTTCGGCGGTTGGTGTTTTCATGGGTGGGTCAGTTGTCGCAAGGGGTGTAGGTAGATTCGGGTTTGCCGGCGGCGTGGCCGTTGCCTTGCCATGCCGCCGGGTCATCGTCGTATCGGCCCTGGTTCAGCCAGGTGGCCGGGTGAACGGGAGAGATGTCTTTCGGGTGGGCTCGCGGCGACTTCGCAAACGCCTGCATTCGGTCGAGGATGTACGCAGCCGCTTCGGCGGGGGTAATCTTCCGTTCGACCGCCACGGTCTTGACCGCGACGGCGTGTGCCTTCTCGGCTGCGCGTCTTCCGGTTTTGACGTGTACCGATTCCCAGAATTGCTCGAATGCGCGCTCTGTCCCCTGGGGGACTATAGGGGGTTTTATATCTTCTCTTCTCTTCTCTTCTCTAGGTGACGCAATAGTTACGCTGGCAGCGTCACGCTTGCGTAACCGCAATTTAGCGTTCCTTTTGGCTGCAAGTGCCCTGTTTTTGGCAGTTTGTCCGTTGTGCCGGTCGAAGTTCGGGAACATCAAAACGTCATTTTCCAGCGTCAACCAACCGCACCGAATGAGCGCGTTTCCGAACCCCGATACGGCAGTGATACGATCTAGCAACGCAAACGTTACGCTCGCGGCGTCACCATTGTAGGTCTGCTCATCGGCCCAAATCCAAAGGCGAATGAGCTTCCCGACAACGGCGTCAGGGTCAATTTCCAGTGCCTCCGCAATCTGGAAAACCTCCGGCTTGTCCGGGGTCACGTTTTCGATCTTGATCCAGTCACCTGCCATCTTCAGCCTCCATTCCATACCTCAGTTCCGCAACCACGTATCCCTCAGCCGTTTCTGCCTCGCACCTACGATACCCCAACGGAAATGGCACCCGCGGATTACGTTGGAAGTCGGCCAGCGAGGTCAGCATTGGGATGTAGGCCACGGCCGGCCCCTCGCGGTAGCCTGGTGGTGTCATGTTTCGCTCCTCATCAGTTCACACATGATGCCGCAGTCGTCGCAGAAGTTTAGGAGCCCGACGAACAGTAGTCGAGCGTTCGTCGAACATTAGACGAATTGCTCTGATGTCCAGATTTCAGGCTTAATCGTGCGTATTCTAGCCATCCTGCCCCTCCGTGTTGCCGCAAAGATAGGCGTTGTATTTCTCCCGTTGGTCGCTGATGTTTCGCCAATCGCCTACTGGTTGACGATTCCCCCTTTTGTGGGTCTTAGCCATCTTCGGCCTCCGTGCTCATTCATTGATCAGTCCAGCGGGCCGGCCCCGAAAAGACCGGCCCGCCAGAGGTCGATTCTACCCCGCCTCCGCGTACTGCGGATTCGCCGCCCAGAAGCCCGCAAACGCATCGGCAACCTTCTCGGCAGCCGCCTTGCCGACGCCGGGAACGTCCATCCACCAGAGGTCGCGGTTGACCAGATCGGCCAACTCGCCCACGGTTTCCACGCCCTTGCGTTCGAGGGCCTTGGCGGCGCTTACCGGAAGCTCAAGGGCCTCTTCGACCGTGCGGGCACGCCACGAGCCCGTAGGGGCCGGGATTCCGGCGTTGAACAGCGGCATATCGCACGTTTCGGCGGCAATCAGCATCCGGCCGTTGTGGTCCAAGATGCGGTCGACGCCGTACCGGCGGACCTCGATGGGAAACGCAACGATAGGATGCCGCTTGAGCCGCCACTGCGGCCGGTCCTTTTCGTCCTGCTTCTGGTCTCCGTTGGAATCGAGCGCCGGGGCAAAGTGGCAAAGCTCGTGGTAGAGCCGGTGCTCTTTCTCCGTGTCGTCCAGCGTATCCCATGCCTTTTCGGGCAGCAGGATAATCAGGTCCACGCTCTCGCCGTGTTCTTCGGCAAGCAGCCGCTCCCGGTCGGATGCCTTGGCGCACTGCGCCCCGACAATTACGCCGTCCACGTCGGCTCGCCAGTCCTTTCGCCAGTACATGCGGATTTTGGCCTCGCGGATCGGCTCGAACTCGTCGCACTCCGCAAGCAGCCGCTCCATGATCCGATACGGCTCGGTGATCTTTCCGGCGTGCTTTCGCGCGACGGGCCTCAGCTTGATCGGTACTCGTTTTTCCGCGTCCATGACGCAATTCTCCTTGGGTAACAGGGGTTCAAACTCAGTTCATTCGCGTGATTCCAACGCCGCTTTCGCCCGCCGGTAGTGCTCCAGAAGCACCTCGTACCCGGCGACGATCCGCTCACCGTTTCTTAGGTCGCGGATGCTTTCGAGGTCATCGCGGCTGGGAAGTTGCTGTAGCATCCCGCCGTCAAGCGGGAGGGAGTCGAGAAGCTCCACGCCGTAGATGGGGCCGCGTTTCATCGACGCCCAGGGGACCGGCGGTTCCATCACGCCACCTCCGCCGCTATCTCGGCATTCTCGGAGCACTCGGCCGTCACGATGAGGATTCCGACCGTCCGCGCAATCTCCGCAATCTCGGCACGGTTGATGGGGTCTTGTCCCTCCCACGCCTCTTGCGGCACAACCACGATGCCGCCGGTGCCGACCATGTTGGCGGCAATCTCCAGGGCAATCCGCCAGCCCTCACCGTGGCTCAGTCGGTCGAACGGTTCGCCCGTAGCGGCAACCACAAGCTGCCCGCCGGCAACCTTGAGGGCGTCCGTCACGCGGCCAACCATCGCCGAGAGAACATCGTCCAGCGCCTTACCTGCGTTGCGCAACTGCTCAGCACGCCGGTTGGCAGCCGTAGCGGCCTCCAGGATCGTGTTGGCCTTGGCAAGGGCCTTGCGGGCGTTGTCGGCCTGCACGGCCAGGCCGTAGCGTCCCTTGGCCTCTGCGAGGCGTTCGGAAGCGGCGTCGATGTCGGCCTGGGGAACGGGCTCGGGAGCCGCCGCGATGACGTTTTCGAGGACGGTGGTTCGCCGCGTCCGTCGCTCGGCCGCGTCTAGGTTTGCCCCCAGGGCCGTGACTGTTTCGCCGGCCGTCTTCACCCGCTGGTCGGCCTCGCGGATGGCCTGCTCAATCTCCGCGAGCTTGGCGGTCAGGGCATCGCGTTCGCCGCGTATCGTCTCGACCCGCTTCTTTGCGTCGGCAAGCTCCGCCGCGACTGCAGCCACGTCCTGCGTATCCGCCGCCTGCAATTCCGCCAGTGCCTTCCGGGCGTTGTGGGCCGCCGCAATCTGCTCGGCAACGGACGTCGCCCGTTGCTTCACGGCCTGCTCGGCGAACAAAGCCTCCTGGATGGCCGCCTCGGTCTCCTGGAGCGACGGCCCGGCATCATCCACCCCGCCGGCGTTCTGGCGAATCGCGGTTGCCTCCGTTCGCTTCTCGGCGGCAATCTTCTCTTCCCGCCGGGCCTGCGATTCCAGGGCCCGCTTGATCTGCGCCGCGAGCGTTACGGGATCGGCCGACTGTTCCGCCGCTTCGACCAGGGAGCCGAGAGACACACCCTCAGGCAGCAGGGCCGCGAACTCGGCGGCATCTGCCTTGGCCCCGCTCAGTTGGATCAGCGCTTTGATGCGTGCCTTGTCGGCCGCTTCTGCGTCCTTCAAGCCGGGGTCAACCAGTTGGGAAATGTCAAACCGACCCTCCAGGGTTGCGACTTCCGCTTCCCCGGTCCTGCGAGTGCTGCGCCCGATTGACAGCCGGGCCCCGACGCCCTCCACCATCCCGCTCCGTGCTCCGTCTCGGCAGGGCAGCTTGCCCCTGCCCGATACCAGCGAGTCGAGCGCCGCGAGGGCGTGGGACTTCCCCGCTCCGTTGCGACCGTGGAGAACCACGACGCCGGACGGCGGCAGGGGGACTGTCAGGCGTTCGATCGGCCCGACGTTTGCGATTTCGACGGCGCGATGGCCGTTGCTGTTCTTCGTTTCGGTGGCTGTTGCCATGGGAATGCTCCTTGGAAAAGTTGGACAAATAGGTTTCAGGTTTCAGGCTCGCTCGGCTACCGGATTGCAGCCGGGAAACATCGCGTCATGTTCCGTAACGGTGCGAAGCCACTTCAGACATGGCCTTGGCTCCGGCATCGTTGCCGCCGCGACAACGCCCAGCAACTCTTCCCAGCACAGCCCGTCTGCGTATCGTTCGCCGCGCCGTACCGTGAATTGGTTACGGCTTTCCTGGGTAATCACGATCGGCTCTAAGCCCGCGCCTTGGCCAGTGGGAAACTGGGCCTTGTACGCGCCGTTCCGCCATGCAATCTCCGCAACGCGTCGAGCGCGTTCTTCCGCGTCTTCGTCAACGAAAGGGAGGAACCCGCTCCCCTCTTTGTCCCACCACGCGGCGAAGTCCGCTGCAATTGTTTCGTTGTCCATGGGAAATGCTCCTTTGTTCCGCCCCGCTCGGCGTCTTGCTTCGCGGGGTCGGCTGGGTTGTGGCAGCGTCTTGCCGCCGGGTGAAAATCAAGTCTCGTCGTGTCGAATCGTGCCTTGCCAGATCGTACCTTGCCGAGTCCGGTCCCGTCCCGTCACGTCACGTCGTGTCCTGTCTTGTCGCGGTTGTATGATCGTATGATGGCATCAAGTCTTGTCCTGTCGCGTCCGGTCGAGTCCGGTCCTGTCAGGTCGCGTCGAGTCGCGTCGAGTCAAGTCTGGTCAAGTCCGGTCCAGTCGCGCTAACCCTTGTTCTCTCCATTGCTGAACAGCGCGAGCAGCTTGCCGGTATCCGGCTGGCTGATGCTGGGCTGTAACGCCAACTGCCTGCGGAATTGGCTTGACGATCCGCCAAGCAGCATTCCGGAAACAGCGACGTTCAGGTTGTGCTCTCGCCTCGTGTCATCGTCCAGCCTAGCCACGTCAACCGCCTTGGCGACGGTCAAAGCGCGGCGAGCCCGCTTGCGTGCCTGCCTGATGGTGGCTTGTGTTTCCTTCACGCACTCGGCGGGACCGAGGCAAACCCACGCCTGCCGGTTGGTATCCCATCGCCACACGATACCGTGATTGCTCTCCACGTGGCGAATCGCGGAGTTCACGTTGCCGTAGCCCAGCGAGCCTACATTGCAGTTGCGGCCGATCTTCGCGGCCATTTCGTGGCGGGTGAACGTGTCGCCCTCTTTGCCTTCCTTCAGTGCATCGACCGCCTTGGCGGTGCTGTAGTGAAGCTTGCCGGGGAACGGCCCGAGTTGCGCCGTCGCCTCTTGCGGTGTTTCCTGGTCTGCCATGGTTCATTCCTTGAATGGGAGGGTTAGAAAATCAAGTCGTGTCTTGTCTAATCTGGTCCTGTTGCGTCAAGTCCTATCGGATCGGATCAAGTCATGTCCGGTCGAGTCCGGTCCTGTGCCGTCCTGTCCTGTCGTATCCAGTCGCGGTTGCATGATCGGATGATGGCATCAAGTCGCGTCTTGTCTTGTCCCGTCTCATCCAGTCAAGTCCAGTCCTGTCCGGTCCTGTCAGGTCGCACCGAGCCCCGTCACGTCGAGTACCGTCGAGCTATATCATGCCGCCAACTCATCCACTTCGGCCACCTTCAGCCCCTCGACGGCAAACCGGCCATTGATTCCGCCGTTCTCGACCCGCATCGAGCCGAACCCGGTGAACCGGCCAGCGGCAACGAGGTGCTTCTCCAGCACCGGCTCCGTGATCTTGTTATCGAAGATCATGATTTCAGCGGTGGTCTGCCACTCCCGTACAGTCGGGAAGATTCGGAACACACGCCGGCCGCTGCCACGCTTGCCGTCACTCGGCGCGAAGATGCGAACCGGGTCCACGTTGCCAATCACGAGGGCCTTGCCCTTGGAATCGGTGAGCAGCATCTTCTCGACAATGAGAATGCCGCTGGTGAACCGCTTGGTAAACGTCTTCTTGCCCTCGCCGGGGATGCTCATGCTGAGCCACCGGGCAGCCGATTCGAGGGCGTTCTTCAGCGCGAACGGCTGGAGGAACAGTTGCCCGTCCTTCGTCGTGCGTACCTTCTGTTCCCAGGTCCGTTCCTCGAACTGGTCGTGTGTTTCGTCGTCGCGTTTCTTCTCGGAAACGTGGGTTCCGAACATCAGATCGGCCATGCCGATCAGGTCAACCGTTGCTTTGAGCATTTTCCATTCCTTCAAGTCTGGGTAGGGTTAGTTAAAATCAAGTCTTGTCTTGTCCTATCGGGTCAAGCCGTGTCTAATCCCGTCATGTCGCGTCGTGTCTTGTCTGGTCCGGTCCTGTCTTGCCATGTCACGTCAAGTCTAGTCGGGTCAGGGAAACGAACTCCAAAGTTCACGCCGCACTCGCGGACCGAATAATATCCTTGACCTCGCCGGCCAACTCCCTCACTCGATCCTGCACGCCGGCCGGCAGCCAGGCGTAAAGATCATCCAGCTTGGCCACCAGGGCGTTGACGGCCTGCGTCGATCCGCACTTGCCAAGCTCCGCTTCGTAGTACGCCAGCACGTCGGCGGCATCCTCCGCGTTGTCGGGGTGCGTGGGCCGCTCTCCGACTTCCGGCGTTGTGCCCGATGGTCCAGCCGCAAGCTCTTCGGCAGCCGCGTCCTCGATGGCCTGGTCGGGGTTGGTGGATTCGTGCTCCAGCTCCGGCGCGACCACGCGGGAGAGAAACCGCTCGGAACGGGTGCCATCGGTTTGTGTCGGCAATTCCATGGTGGCCGCGTCCCGCTCTTCTTCGGCGCTCCTCAGCCCCTTGAGCACATCCGGGAATGCGTCTCGCAGCGCAATGCTTCGGGCTCGCATCTGAAGCATTCGCTCTGGATACGATTTCCAGATGTCTTTCGCCGCCAGCGCAGCGCGGATGGCCTGTTCCATTGAAAAGCTTCGGACGATCGGTTTCCCGTCAGGAAGCCGGCGTACCGTACACGTCGCGGCCATCGCTTTTCCAGCGCCTTCGAGCCGCTCCTCGAAGATGGCGTTGTCGAAAAGCCCCGACTGTTGGCACAAGCCGAGCATGATATCTCCCCACACGGAAGGCCGCCTGTTGATGACGGCGATGTTTTGAATCGCAGCCATAGGCGGAAGGCCGATCTCGGAGCCCATTTCAAGCGCGATAAGCGCCGCCTCCGGCGTTTCGAGCCCCTTGGGTGCCAATCCGGATTTCGCTACGGCGCACGCAAAGCGCCACATATCGTCTAAAGTGGCTAGCTGCAGTCCTTGCTGGTTGCGGATGACGGGTTTCGCTGGCTGGGCGGTAACGGTAATGTCTGTACTCACGATATTTGCTCCTACTTCTTTGAGACTCGGAAAACTGGGAACGTGGTGTCTTTCTCGCACTCGGCGGCAATCTCGGGATAACTTGCCCTCAACGCCGCCGTGTCAATCGACCGGCGCGACTGCGGCCGGTAGGTGATCCGCTTGCCGGACGCAAGCAGGCCATCGGTATTGGTGCCCAGCATGGCAATCAGCTTGCGCTGCAATTCCTTGCCGGCAGACTCGGCGTCTTTCTCGGCAGCCTTCAGATCCTCGTACTCGGCAAGCAGGTCATCCGCTTCGCTGGGCAGGGCAATCTCCGACCGATCGCGCCGCATGGCTTTCAAGACTTCCAGCGGTGCCAACTCGCCGCCAACCGGCGGAATCTGTGGCAATACATGATCGTTCCAGAACGCCATGCCGCGCTCGACAATCACATTGATTGCCTTCTCGTCGCGCGGGATCGGGAAGAGCCGCCAGTCGGCACGGAAGCCACTGACGAACGCCGCCACGTAGACCGTCGACAGGTCGGCTACGTAGGCTTGGTGTTGCACCTGCGCGTAAACGTAATCGGGGATTTCCTCCGACCCGTCCGGGCCCCATGCGTCGGCGTTCGCGGGCCCGACGTACTTGGCTTCAATAGCCGATCCGTTGCCGATGATTCGTGCGTCCAGGTTTGCCGCGAAGATGCCGCCGGGATGAATCAGCGAAATGTCGCGTTCCGCTTTGACGCCCAGCCGCTCGGCCGCGAACTCGATCAGCGGGCCCTCCAGCCGGTTGCCGGTCTGCATGGCGACGGTCGGCTCATCGTCGGGCAGTGGGCCGACCTTGGACCAGTAGATATCTGGCTTCGTTGCCCACGGGGAAATGCCGAGAATGGCCGGTGTATCGGACGCGCCGATATGGTGCCGGCGTTGCTCGCGTTGCTCTCGGGTAATTGGCATGGTTGTGCTCCTTTGGTTAGTTGACAGTTGTCAGGGATCAGTTGTCAGTGAATCGGCCACTGCATGTAGTGGATGGGCTTGCCCATGCTGGCGAACTCGGCAACCTCGGCCTTGATGCCCTTGCTCAAGCCCCAGTCGCGAAGCTCCAGGACGATCATGCCGCAAGCGTGCTGCATGAAGGGCTTGTCGAATCGCATCCAGAGATCGAGGTCCAGCGGATCGAGCCCGCCGTAGTGGGCGATCGGATGGCTGTGCGTGATCGGGCTATAGACCCGAACTCCGTTGCCGATCAGCCAGGCCGCGGCGACGGCGGCCGAGGCAAACGCCATCCCGGCATCCGCCTGGTTGCTGTACGGGCTGGCCAGATACCAATACTCGCCGTTGTCGGTCGCGATGCCGGCTCTTTCGATGTCGTCCTGGCAGGCAATTCGCATCAGGCCACCTCCTTCGCGGCCGCCCGCTTGGCTTCGCAGTCGCGGCGAACCGAATCCCAGAGCAACGTGACGTTGCCCTGCACGCTCGGCTGTTTCTCGATAATCGCGCGGGCCCCCCGAAGTTTGGAGTACACGCACTTCAATTCCTCAATAAGCTGCTTGCGGTTGGCTAGCAGCCGGCGATTGACTC